TCTGGAATATTTCGGTAACACTGGAAGAGGTCTAGAATGTTTGTTAGTGAAGCATTAAAGACACACCTAGAAACATCTGCAACAATTAGACTTCAGTCATTAGTATTGGCTGAATGGAATATGAATATGCCAGACAATGTTCAAAAGGTTGGAAATTATAGATACCGTCCAACAACTGTAGACTCTCCATACTTTACATTGCCCATAAGTTTTGACCCACTAGACATTGGAAACTACTATACTGGTGCAACAGATGCAGACATAATTGTAGATGGTGGGTTTACAAACAATAATACACCACAACAGTTTACATTGCAAAAAGATAAAATGAAAATGCTTTATTCTTTAGAAGATTGTATTAAACCATTTAGACCCAGATCTGGAATTAATAAACCACTTTATTTTGCTAACAGATATTTGCCAAATTCTGGTGCTGATATTGCAGAAAGACCAAGATACTACATGCCATCTAGATATGATGAGTTTAGATACTGGACATCATATAGAACAGAAGGTAATTTTGAGCGGGGTATTGCAAAGAACATTCTTAATGGTCTTAATTATATAGATGACTCTGTACCATTTGTAGTATATAAAAATCAAGTACCAGCAAATAGACTTATTGTAAAAATGCAAACAGGGGTAGGCTCAGTTGATCTTGGGCCCTTTGCAACTAGCACTGGTCCAATAGATGATCCTTTATTTGGAGATGCAAATAAAACAACTCCATCAAGATGGAGAATTCAATACCTAAGTGATAACAATTGGGTAGATGCTTATTCATTTACCGAAACCGACACCAGAGCAGATGGCTCTGCAATCATAGGCCCAGACGGATACCTTGAGTTGCAGTATGGGCTTGTTATTCCAGAACAATATAGGGATATTTTTGTATATGCAGAAACTCTTTCATCAATAACCCTAAGACCAGATGCCGCACCTGTTGGTTATGCATATCTAGTAATACCTAGCACTGGAGATAAGGGAACTTTTTATATTTATACTGGAACTGGAGAAGATGATGGATATGACTCGTTTATTCCAGAGTACGACTGGATTCTTGGAACAGAGACCATAACAAATCAAACAAACTTTGTAACAGATTTAACATCCCCAGAAGAATTTACAGATGATACAAGTGGTCAAACAGTGTATAGAGAGTTTTCTTATTTGCAGGGTATAAGAGTTGTAGTAGAACTTATGAACAAGTTTGATTCTACTTTTGACCTAATAGAGATGTCTCCAAGATTAGTTGTAGATGTTTCAGATAAAACTATCGACTTTAATATTACAAAAACTTTGTCAGATATTGGAGTAACATCTTTGCCAGTTGGACAACTTTTAGCATCTACTGGAAGCATATCTTTGTTTGATGATGATCAAGCATTTAACCAGTATAACGAAAACAGCATTATTGCAGACTATGTTAGAAAAAACATTAAGTTTAATTTTCATGAAGTTGTTATAGATGTAGATGGATTTGATTATTATGTTCCAATTAAAACTTTGTATTCTGAGGGTATGCCACAGGCAGATGTGACAAGTGGAACTCTATCTCTTAACCTTAGAGATTTTTACTTCTTCCTAGAGTCTATGCCTGCCCCAAGACTACTAATGACAGAAACATCTTTGAGCATGGCAATAGTCACACTACTTGACTATATTGGCTTTAGCAACTATTCTTTTAGAAGATTAGATACAGAATCAGATCCGATTATTCCATACTTCTTTGTTGCACCAGACCAGAATGTAGCAGAGGTTTTAAATCAGTTGGCCATAGCAACACAAAGTGCAATGTTCTTTGATGAGTTTAATAACTTTATTGTTATGAGCAAAAACTATCTAATGCCAGAAACAGATGAAAGACCAACAGACTTTGTTTTGTCTGGAAGCAATAATCAGACAGACTCTGGAGTTATTGAAAATGCAACATCTGGCAACTTGCCTAATATTATTTCAATAGCATCGGAAGACAAAAAAGTTTATAATGGTGGAAACATTTCTTATACTGCAAGATACATACAAAGATCTTATGGTAGCATTAGACAAGCAAGCATGGTTGACAAAGATAAGACTTGGATATATAAACCAGCCCTTTTGTGGGAAGTCTCAGGAACTGACAATACAAAGACAATTAATGAGTTAGCATCAAAACAAGGCAAGTATGTTCTTGGAGCAATGCCTCTAAACTCAGACTTATCTGCTTCTGTTCCTGTAGTTCAAAACGGTATAGTGGTAAATAACATCCTTGACCTAGGAGAAAACGTATACTGGTTAACAAGATATCAAGGGTACTTTTATTCCAGTGGAGAAGTCATAAGATACGATGCAGTTGAGTTTAATATTACTGGAACTGGCAATGTCTTTATTAGCAACAACCAGGAATATCAAAAGTATTTTTCTTCCATACCTTTTAATGGAAAAATATATCCAACAGGATCTGTAAGAATATTTTCTACACCATTTTATGAAACAATAGACGGCATAGATAGACTACAGCCAGGTGCAGTTTATGAGCACGGCAGAGGTCAGTTTGGAACACCAATCGTAAGCCACTCTGCTGGAATAAATTCTTATTGGTCAGACAATACCTATGTTCGTGGGTGCAATATGCAAACTCAGTATCTTTTTACTACAACCTTAGATCAAAACTTATCAGTTCCTGCAACTACTCTTGGTGCAGCAGGAATTAATAATACTCTTGCACGTCAAACAACAAGAAATGGAGTTATTAAAAACTTCATGTCAACTAGTTATTTAACAGAAACAGATGTAAATAGTTTAAAATCTACACAAAGCGGAACAATTCAGTCTTCTGCCTTAGTTATGAACGGTCCATCTTTTAAAACAACAGAAACACCAATTAACTTTGTTTCTTATCAGTATAAACAACTTGATAATGCCTACAGAAGTTTTGGTGCAAGAATGCGAATTATTGGTAAAATAGAAAACAATGAAAACCGTGGACAAACTCCAATCGGAAGCATTTCTTATTATCAGGTAAATGGTTCACAAACAAATCAAAATGTTAGCATAGGTGGTGGTTCAGGAGGTTTAGCAATCATGCTTAATCCTGAAACCAATAATGGATATTACTTTGAAATTGTTGCTTTAACAGAAACCAATGTAGAGCAATACTTAAAACTTGATAAAACAGGACAGGCTTCCGTAAACGTAAACAACGTTGTGTTTTATAAGGTTAAAAAAGATGCCTCAAGCAATGAGGCTATTCCAGTTAAACTTTGGGGCGGACTAACGAGTATTATTGTTGATGATGGAAGATTTACTGGACAGTACAGAATGTCTGGAGAAGACAAGCCCACCGTATATGATTTATCTGTAGAGTATGAAAATATTGGAACTAGCCGTAGATTCTTTTTATATATAAACAACAAGTTAATTAAAATTGTAGATGACACAGATCCTCTTCCAGTCTATAACAGCATGGCACCTTTTGTTCGTGGTTCCTCCAGGGTAATGTTTGAAAACCTTTACGCCCTAACCAATAACTATTCACAAAACACTGTATCTGTTGTAGGCGAAACGCTGTCTGATGTATTTGGAGATACAGAAATTGATGCAAATGAATCATTTAGAAAGTATGCAGTAAGTGGATTAATTCAAGGAACCTATTTATCTGGAATTAGTTCAGAGCAGCCACCAAAATATAATATGTATTTTGAGGAATTTGGATCTATTATGCGAGAGTGTGCATATTTTGATATTAAATATGATCGTGCTTACCCAGCACTTTATGCACAACTTTCTCCAACATTTAACAGAATTAAAGGGTATACCGTTTCTGGTTTTCAGGCAGACTCGTATGGAGCAGAATTTTTAATTTTTAATGCTACAGATACTGCATTAAATCTTGATGAAACAACTGGCAACTATCTAAGAATTCAGGGTATTACATTTACACAAGACACTACGTATCAATTAACTGTTGATGAATACTTTAAGAAGGTAGGAAACCTATCTGATCCACAATTGCAAGGTAGTTCATTAATTGTGTCTCCACTAGTTCAAAAAGCCAAATATGATGAGATTAAATTAAGTAGGCTTATATATGGTAAAAACGATTTTGCCATTGAAAGCCCATACATTCAAACACAAGATGATGCTGATGAACTAATGGGATGGATTATTAATAAAGTCATGAATCCCAAAAAATCTATTGGACTACAACTTTTTTCAATACCAACTCTTCAATTAGGAGATATTGTAACAATTGACTATCAAGATTCTAACAGTCTAGACCTAGTTGCAGAACCTTCTGATAGGTTTGTTGTGTATAATATTGCATATCAAAGAAGTCTTTCAGGGCCTTCTATGACCGTTTACTTGAGTGAGGTATAAAATGAGTTCAACAAATCCAGTATCTGCAACCCCACTAACACCAAGCACACTGGGGCTGTCAGTATCAAGGAACAACGTTAACCCAGTATTGACTGCACCAATAGACACAATTCTTTTTAATGATGACAATGTTCCTATTGAAATCATGACGGATCTAATATTTGAAAATATTGGAGGGCAAGAATTAATTAATATTGCTAGAAATGATACAGTCAATGGACAAACAATCATATATCAGCCTATTAAGAATTTAACACAGATACAGCAACAGTATAATCCTAATAATATAGTTAGTCTTCAGGCTACCTCAGATAAATACTTTCAAAACTTTTCTATTAAACTTGATGATAAGGTTCCAAACAATCCTACGGGTCCATCTGGAGAACATGTTTATATAGATCCAGAAACTGGGGAGTTGGTTGTTGAGGCCGTAAACCTAGAGCCAGATGAGCAGATAGAGATAGAAATTACCATAAGTGGTACAATATATGAGGCGGTAATTTAAATGATAACTGATATTGGAAAATCTATAATTGGTAAGTATTTGCTTGGTCAAGCACCAGCATATGCTTCGTACATTGCTGTAGGCTGTGGAGCACAGCCATTAGCCACATCTGATCCATATGGTAACTATGACCTAAAAGAAAATCTTGACTTTGAAATGTTTCGTGTACCAATCTCTTCCAGAGGCTTTGTAAATGATGGCGGTACAGAAAAGTTAGTCCTAACTGCAGAACTACCAACAGAAGAAAGATATGAAATAACCGAAATTGGTCTATACTCAGCAGGATCCAACCCGTCTGCTGGAGCATATGACAGCAAAACAGTTTTTGCTTTTACTCAAGGAGAAAACTGGCAGCACCACACAGCAGTAGCAGCAACATCTATTCCTACTATTACAGAGCCACTTGATGACCCTCTTGATGATAACGTAATCGCAACAACAGATCCAGTATTTCAAACAAATGCAGATAACTCTATATTTTATAAAGCACCAAGACCTGAAAGATATGAACGTGCAAGATTTTTAAATAATGTTATTTTAATACAAGGTGATGATTCAGATCTAACCATTGACCCTTCAACTGGAGGTGCTGCTGGACACTTTATTGTTGAGCCAGGATCAAATCATATTCACTTGCTTAGCCCAGATGTAGACTTTAATAAAAACTCTCCAATTGATGAACTTAGACTTGCATTTTCTATTATCAGCAAAGATGGAGATTCTTCTGCTGTTCCAGATACAGTAAGAATTCTTGTAGATTTTGCAGAAACAGATGCGGCAAATACTGGAGAATTTGCAAGATTTGAGATTGAATTAGAAAATGGAAACGGTACGGGAGCAACATATGATTTTGAAACTAACAGATACTATGTAGCCTCTACTCAACTGCAAGAGTTGTATCAGACACAAGGATTTACCTGGAATGCAGTAACTAGTGTAAAAATATATGCATGTGCAATAGTTTCAGATGTTCCATCTGGAGACTACTATATTGCACTAGATGCTCTTAGATTAGAAAATATTGCAACAACAAATCCACTTTATGGTTTAACGGGGTACTCTGTTGTTAAAAATACAGATGCAGAAACAATTATTAAGTCACCCAATACTAGCAATTATATTGAATTTAGATTTTCTGTAGGTGTAACATAATGTCTGATCAAACAATTAAGAAGTTTAAAACTCCTGCTAATGATCTGCCACCAGTTAATAGCATTACTGAAGGCTATTCTTTAAGATACAGAATTGTGTCGTCAGATAAAAACCGTACATCTCATTGGTCTCCAGTGTATTTAATTCTTCCAGATCAAACATTCGTACCTGGAACTATTGAATTTAATAAGGCAGGAAGCATTGCTAGTTTGGTTTGGGACTCAGTAACAATTACAAAAATAGAAGATGCTGTAACCTACACAATTGGTAAGGCTGCAGAATATGATGTTTGGGTAAGATGGGATAGAGGCGGCGGTAATGGAGATTGGTTGTATAAAGAAAGATTACTAACTACATCTCTTTCTATTCCAATACCTTCAGAATATACTGTAGGTGGAGTAGTTCAACCTTCTGCACCAAATAGACTTAGCGTTGAAATATATTTAACTGGCTCACCTATTGCAAGAGCAGATGGTGCTGCTGGAACACCGTTTTTAAAAGTTTACAGATTACTCAACGAGACTGTTTAATGATATAATGGAGAGATAATGGCTAAAGTACCGCTACCAGAACGAGGACAACCACTAGATGTTACATACATCTATCAGTTAGCAGACGCACTAAATGATGTTTCTACACAGGTTTCCTCAGCAACATATAACTATACTACTGTAGATACAATTTCTGCAGGTAAGCAAAGTATTAAAACATCTGAGGCAAGAGTCGTAGGTGGATATGTAGAGGTTGCAAATAACTCTACAGTAAGTGCTGGAAATGAAAAAACATTTTCATATGATTTTCCATCAGACTTTAAATATGCTCCAATTGCCTCAGCAACAGCGGTAAATATTGGAAATACTCCAGCAGGACAAAATGTTAACGTTATCTTGAAAAGTGTAACAACTTCAAGAGTAGAAGGTATTGTTAGATTTGGTGCATCAGGAGATCTTTCTCTAGCAGTACACCTAATCGTTATTGGTATTCCAAACTAAAGGGGATTGGGTAATGCATTGCATAAAATGCAATGGCAGAATGTTTGTTGATAGACAATATTCTAGCCAGATACATATTGAGACTTATTGCATCTGTTGTGGTTCAAGAAAATTCTTTCATCCACCTTCAGATAGCAAGGAGGGTAGATGGATTTTAAACCAAGAAAACTTGAGAGCAAAGACTACAATAGCCAGCCTGTAGTTACTGGAAATAAAAAAATCTGGTTTCTTAATGGTGACTTAGTTAGACTTTATCATAGTTCAAGATCAACAGGAATGGTTTCTGTTTACAATATTACAAAAGATAGAATAGAAACATGCTTTCGTTCTGACTTTAGAAAAAATAGAGAACGAGCATACACTGTAGCAGAAACTGCACGACTTGTCAATAGGCATCGCAAATATATTCCATTGTTAATTAAACGAGGAGTGATTCCACCACCAATGGGATCTCAACTGGACGGGGTAAGAGATTGGCAAGTAAGAGCATACTACTCTGAATCGCAACTAAAAGAGATACGTGATATACTTGCAAGTATACATATTGGAAGACCAAGAAAAGATAATTTAATAACAAATAACATGACTCCTACGAGTCAAGAGTTGACACGCAGAACTGGCGATGGTATACTGGTTTATACAAGAACTGAAGATGGAAGATTTATTCCAATTTGGAATGAGTCTATATAATTTAGAAATGGGCGGGATAATGGAAAATAGTAATTACGTAGTAACAAATGAACCAACAAAGGTAAATGTAACATTAGGATATACGCTTAATCTAGGAAATTTTCAATCACTAAGAGTTGATCTTGGTGTTGTTGACTATACTCGTGAGGGTGAAACCACAAACGAAGCAATGGACAGAGTCTATGCATTCGTTGAAAATAAGGTAATTGAAAAAGTAAACGAAGCAAAAGCCGAGATCGTAGCAGAGTAAAGTGGCTGAACGCAAAGACCGAATGGCTTTGCTCAGTCGCTACAATAAACTTTACTTGCAGAGATACGAGCAAAAGTCTAATCTCAATTTAAACGTTGAGCAGTGGGCATCAGATGCCCTTGTTGAATCCTATGGAATTTCTGCTTGCTATGACTTACTTGAGTATTATTTTAGTATTGCACAGGATCCAACTTGGAATTTCTTTGCATACAATGCAGAAAAAATCCTTAATGGTAAACTTGATAAAGAACAAGACGACAAAGAACGAATAGAGCGTAGGGCCAGAGCAAAGGAGTGGTTAAGTGAATAATACAGAAGCAAAACTAATCACTGCTGTTTTAACTGACAAACAGGTTCATGTTCTTTTACAGGCAAATGTAGACAATTTACTAAGAACACATAATGATGTGTGGAACTTTATCAGAAATTATTCTGAAGCAAATGGAACGGTTCCGCCAACATCCTTGGTTGTTGAAAAGTTTAGAGACTTTACACCAGCAGAGGGTATTGGAGCAACAAAGCATCATCTTGATGAGTTACAAACAGAATACTTAAATGACAGCCTAAAAGATATTATTCGTAATGCTGCATCTGAGATTCAGCAGGGAGAAGGATCAAAAGCCCTAGAAGAATTAATTACAAAGACTTCTGAGTTAAAGAAAAATACATCTGCAATTCGTGACATTGATGCTACAGACATTGATTCAGCAATTGCATATTTTGAAAATCTAAAGAAGCAGCAAGAATTAGGCCATGTTGGAATTAAAACTGGTCTTCCAGGATTTGATAACTACCTACCTTCTGGAATTATGCCAGGACAACTTGGTGTGTTTCTTGCTTATCCAGGCATTGGAAAGTCATGGCTTGCATTGTACTTTGCTGTACAAGCATGGAAGCAAGGCAAGACTCCGCTAATCATCAGTCTTGAAATGTCAGAAACAGAAGTTAGAAACCGTGCTTTTACTATTATGGGTGAAGGTCTTTGGTCACACAGAAAACTTTCTAATGGAGATGTTGAACTTGACATGCTAAAGAAG